AAATACTGATCCAGTAGACTATGGTTATCTATTCCATGATCGTCATGACATATGGCTCAAGCCTGAGCAATTCTATCATGATGGTAATGTATATAATCGTGATGAAGTAGACATAGAAACATGTACTAATTGTGGTAATGAAACTGTTACAGAACTTATGATTAACAAAGTATGTCATCACTGTCTTGATGCATCATTCAAGATACATAATTATACTACTCGTGTAGAACAACTACTTAGGTTTAAAGCAACACGAGTTAGACCTAACACAGTGTATTTAGGTTGTGAACTTGAGTATGAAACAAACAATCGTAATCGTGCTCAACTAAGTGTTGGTAAATTAATGCATGGTCATGCTCTTATGAAATCAGATGGTTCTATTCATAATGGATTTGAGATTGTTACATGTCCAGCTACATTAGATATACATCTTGACATCTTCAAAAAATTCTATGACAATATGCCACCTGATCTTAAGGTAGCAAACAATGTAGGAATGCATGTTCATATCAGTCGGAAACCCTTGTCGCAGTTGACAATTGGCAAGTTGATTGAATTCTTAAATCGTTTAGATAATAAAGATTTTATACATCACATAGCAGGTCGTATAGATAATAGCTATGCTCGTATGGAAAGTGATCGTACTATTACATTCTTAAGAAAACATAGGCATGGTGGTAACAGATACAATGCACTAAATCTTCTTAATGAAAAGACAATCGAAGTTAGATTGTTTGCAACACCAATGAACTATAAAGAATTTGCTAGTCGCTTGCAATTTGTTCAAGCATTAGTAGACTATTGTAGTCCAGCCCAGTCCAATGAATCCTTAAAGAAACAGACACACTATCAAGCATTCATGCACTGGTTATCTAGTAGAAAGCGTATGTTTCCAGAACTTAGTTATCATTTAAAGGAGTGTAAATAATGTGTATTGCAATCTATAAACCAGAAGGTAAAGTATTATCTCAAGACACACTTAAAGAATGTTATGATTCTAATCCAGATGGTGCAGGCTTTATGTATGCACAGGATAAGAAGTTACATATAGAAAAAGGTTTCTTCAGCTATGATTCTTTTTATCAAGCTTATCAGAAACATGAAACTAAACAAGCAGTAATTCATTTTAGGATAAAGACACATGGTAAAATTGATACAACAAATTGTCATCCCTTTGCAGTTAATAATACAATTGGCTTTGTCCATAATGGGATTATTAGTGGCTTCGGTGATACTAATCATAGCGATACCATTGGATTTAATACTGAAATTCTTCAACCATTAGTACATAAATGGGGTAACTTAGCTCTCTTTCAAGATCCAATTGTCAATCTTATTGAAGGTCGTATAGGATACAGTAAGCTTGTCTTCCTTGATAGACATGGCAACCATAAGATCATGAATGAAGCTAAAGGTGAGTGGAATGATGGTGTGTGGTATAGTAATAGTAGTTACAAACCTTATGTAGCACCTATATCTACTACATACGTAGGTAAAGAATATAATTGGAATAACACTGACTGGGTTAATGACTATTATAGAAAACCAGTAGCAAAAATAAAAACTAAAACAACAGTAGTAGTTGGGGATATGGTAGAATTACTAGAAGATATAGCTGACCCAGGTACCTTAACTGTACATGAAACAGGGGAAATCTGTGAAGTTGTAGCAGTCAATCAAAACTTTACATGTGATCTTATGATAGATAGTGATGGATCCGCTAAAGATACACCTAAATTTATTTACAATGTTCCTTATCATTCATTAAACTTTGTAGATGACTTTGAAGATGATGAAAGTTATTTAGAATGCCCTGTAGATCCAGTAGGAATTCCCGCTTATCAAAAATATCCATCACCTTATCTACTAAAAGGAAAAACTAAATGAGTTTAAAAATCTTTCCTTACAATTATAATTCATTATCAGCTAGAAAACTATCAAAAGCTTTACGTATTCAGGTAGTCGGTCATACATACTCGCCACTTCGTAACAATATTATTATTAACTGGGGCAATTCTACACCACCACATTTTAAATGGATGGAACAAGACTTAAACAATCCCTACTCTATCGCTTTAGCTAGTAACAAACTAAAAACATTTGTTGAACTAGAATGTAAAGGCTTTGATCATATACCTCAATACACTGAATCAAAAGATATAGCCAAACATCTAATTGATATGGGTAATACAATTTATTGTCGCACAACTCTTACAGGTCATAGTGGTCGTGGCATAATTATTGCTAGTAAGTCTACTGACTTAATCAATGCACCATTGTATACTGTAAGGACTAAACATAAAGATGAATATCGTGTTCATGTTTTTAAAGGGAGATCTATAGATGTTCAAAAGAAAAAGAAAAGAAAAAATAATTTTATTTCTAATGGAATACGGAATTCCAATAATGGTTGGGTATATTGTAGGGGGGATATTATTATTCCTACTAATTTACAGTCTATTGCTATTGAAGCAGTTGGGTTATTAGGACTTGACTTTGGTGCTGTTGATATAGGTCACAGAGTTATTGATAATAAATTCTTTGTGTTTGAAGTTAATACTGCACCAGGATTAGAAAAAACAACACTTGACAAATATGCAAAAGCTATATATAATTACTCTTTAACATTATAAAGGGTAATTTAAATGAGGTGTATTGCATGTAATAAAAATTTAAACGACTTTGAGTCAACTAGAAAGTCATTGTTAACGGATGAATATTTAGATATGTGTAACTCATGTTACCATATGATTGAAAAAGATACACCAAGTAAAGAACGAGAAGACTTACGTTCAGATGAAGATTCCTATGACAATACTGATGACCCCGAAGAATTATTAGAATAGCCGTTTAGATTGTCAGAGCTGCCAGTGGCAGCGATGCAATCTAAAGGGCATATTATATTACTTGTTCATTACATACATAGTTACTTCAAAGCCAAAACGCATTTCTGTAGCTGCTGGTTTAGTCCACATAATTTTTTCCTTTATAAAAGTTAATATAGAATTTTCACTCTATACAACTATTATAACATAACAAATGAAAACAGTCATGCGTGTAACACTTAACATTATCTAAGGATTACCATGAGTAAATTTTTAGGGCACAAGTCTTGTCCCAAATGTGGGAGTAAAGATAATTTAGCAGACTATGATGATCATATGTGGTGTTTTGGATGCAAGTATTATAAAATTAAAAATGATATAAGATCTCTGCGAAGCAGATTGCAGAGCTTCCCAGCGATGCCATCTGATGAGCATATTTTACACACAACAAAAGATATTCCTATTGTTCCAAGACAATGGCTATTAAAATACGAAATAACCAATGAAGAAATTGAGAAAAATAATATTGCGTGGGACGCAAATAATCATGTATTAATTTTGTTACAAACGCAAAATTATTGGCAAGGAAGATGTTTTGGAAATCAAGGACTTAAATACTTATCTAAAGGTAATAAACCATTGACAATCTATGGTAATGGTGATACAATAGTATGTGTAGAAGATGTTATATCAGCTATTAAATTAGCTAGACTATCGCCAAACTATTGTGCAACACCACTACTAGGAAGTAGCATGAATTTAGAAACAAGTCAAGCATTATCTGAAAAATTTAAATCAATTACAATTTGGTTAGATAGAGATAAAGCAAAAGAAGCTATTAGAATTGCTAGTAATTTAAAACAAAAAGGAGTTAGTACACATGTAGTAATCTCACCGCAAGATCCAAAAGAATATAACAAAGGAGAATTAATCGAGTGGTTGAAGAGCAAATAATTAAATTATTCTGTACTGATAGAAATGTCTTTACAAAATACTATAAATATGTTAACATAAATTATATTAAAATAAATTATAGTAATATTTATAGAGTATTTATAACTATAGAATCATATTATAATATATATAATAATAATAATATAACTAAAGAAGATTTAGAATTAGCTTATAATAGTAATTATTTATTAAAAGATTCTGAGAGAAAAGAATTCTCTGAGCTTCTTAATAGGATTCTTTCTTTTGAAGTGTCTAACCCAGAAGCTGTAATTGCGTTGCTTGAAGAGCATCGCAGAAGATGTTTAGCTGGTGATGTAGCTCGTCTTGCTTTAGATGTTGAGGATGGTAAAGCAAATATAACAGAGCTGTTAGATAAGTTTACAGAGTTTGAACATCAAGAAGTTGAAGCAGAAGATATTAAATTTATTGAATTTAATTTAGATAAACTATATCATTCTCAAGTAGAAACACAAGGGCTTAGATGGAGACTTGATTCTTTAAATAAAAGTTTAGGATCATTACGAAAAGGAGATTTTGGATTCTTATTTGCTAGACCTGAAACAGGTAAGACTACCTTCTTAGCTAGTGAAATATCCCATATGATTGAACAAACTAAAGGGGATATTCTTTGGTTTAATAATGAAGAACAAGGTAACAAAGTAGCAATACGTTGTTATCAAGCTGTGTTAGGTATTACTGCAAAAGAATTGTTTGCAGATAGACCAAAGTATGATAAACTGTTTTATGAAAAAACAGAAGGTAGATTTAAATTGTTATTAGAGTTAGAAGATTCATCACGGGCTTCAAGGATAGAAACAATATTAAAAAATACTAATCCTGCCTTAATTATCTTTGATCAGATAGATAAAATTAAAGGGTTTAAAGCAGATAGAAATGATTTAGAACTAAAAGCAATCTATCAATGGGCTAGAGAAATGGCTAAAACATATGCCCCTGTTATAGCAGTATGCCAAGCAAATGGAGAAGCAGAAGGTAAACTATGGTTAACTATGGATATGGTTGATAGTAGTAAAACAGCTAAACAAGGAGAAGCTGATTGGATTATTGGCATTGGTAAAGAACAAGATAATACTAGTCGTTATAGATACTTAAACATTAGTAAAAATAAACTATTAGGAGATGAAGATACGTTACCTGACTTAAGACACGGAGCTTTTAAAGTATTAATTAAACCAGATATAGCACGTTATGAAGAGATATAATGCAAAATTATTTAGTATTAGATTGTGAAACAACAACATCTAATAAAGGAAATCCATTTGATCAAACAAATAAACTTTGTTATGTTGGATTACAAGGTCATGGCTTGTATAATATTGAGTATGATTTAGATCCTTATAAAAATAAATTAGATCTTATACAAGATAAAATAAATAATGTTGATTTATTAATTGGATTCAATATTAAATTTGACTTACATTGGCTAAAGAGGTATAATATAACCTTTACCAACAAAAGATTATGGGATTGTCAACTAGTACATTTTATATTAACTGGTCAACAGTTTCCATATCCTAGTTTAAATGGTGTATGTGCACATTATAATTTAGAAACAAAATTAGATGTAGTTGCAAATGAATATTGGAAAAATGGAATAGATACGCCAGACATTCCTGAGGAGATTCTTCGTGAATATCTACAACAGGATATTAAACTAACTGAATTAGTTTATTTTAAACAACTAGAAGACATTAAAAATAATCCACACTTAGCTAGACTAATTAGTTTACACAATCAAGATCTATTATGCCTACAAGAAATGGAATATAATGGTCTTTTATTTAATGAAGATTTAAGTATTACACTAGGAGATAGCTTTGAAGAACAAATTAAAACATTGGATGAAGAGTTGTATAAACTTCATCAACTTAGAGAGTTTAACCCTAATAGCAATGATCATATTAGTGCTTTGCTTTATGGTGGGGATATTAGCCTTCGTCGTAGAGTTTCTTGTGGGACTTTTAAAACTGGCACTAGAATGGGTGAACAGAAAGAGAAATGGGAAGAATATAAAATCACCTTCAATAGATTAGTGGTTCCTATAAAAGGATCAGAATTAATTAAAGAAGGGTTTTATTCAACAGATGAGAAGACTTTAAAATCTTTACGTAGTTCTAATAAAGCAAAAAGTATTATAGAATTATTGTTAAAAAGAACTACATTAGAGAAAAGATTGTCGACTTATTATAGAGGCGTAGTAAATTTAATCAATGAACTTAACTGGAAAAAAGGAGTTATACATGGGCAACTCAATCAATGCGTTACACGAACGGGACGACTGTCATCAAGCAAACCTAACTTGCAAAACTTTGACGGAGAAATCAAATCTTTGTTCACATCTAGATTTTCTTGAAGAGAATGAAAAAGAACTTTTAGAAGAAGAAGAATTTAGGAGACAGGCATGTTCTTAAAGTTAACAAATGCAGCAAGTGATTTTAAAGATAAAGCTTTAGTTATTAATTTTGATAATGTAGTTGAATATCATGAGCAATTACTTGATAGTGATACTGAAATTAGAACAACAATTTATAGTACAACTAAAGATTTTTGGCAAGTAAAAGAAACAATAGAAGAGGTAAATAACTTACTTAATGTTACTACAAGCTGATGCAAAACAACTAGAATGGGTGGGGGCTACCTATCTAAGTCAAGATCAAGTAGCCCTAAATGAGATTTTAAATAATGTCGATCAACACACAGATAACCAAGAAAGATTTGGTCTTCCATCTAGACTTATTGCTAAGACGTTCGTATTCCGACTTATCTATGGAGGATCTGCATATAGTTATGCAAACGATCCAGATTTTAAAGCAATCGGAAACGAATCCTTCTGGCAAGGAGTTATTGATGAATTCTATAAGAAATATTCTGGGCTCAGAGAATGGCATGATAAAATTTTAATAGACGCTAAACGTAATAGAAAATTATCTATGCCTACAGGACGAGTTTATAATTTTGAACCTGAAATTAGAAATGGAAGAGCAGAATGGCCCCGTACAAAGATATTAAATTATCCTGTACAGGGACTAGGAGCGGATCTTATGGCACTTGCTAGAGTATCTTTAAGGAATAGGCTTTTAAATAAGGAAGGAGTACTACTTGTAAATACTGTGCATGATTCAATAATACTTGACTTTAATCCAAAAGTATGGGATAATACTATACTAGTAAATTTAGTAGACAAGTGTTTTAATGACATTCCAAGTAATTTTAATAAATTATTTGGTAAAACATTCAACTTACCAATGCGAGTTGAGTGTCAAATTGGCCCCACATGGGGAAATATGGAGATAGTAAATGCAAATTACAATAATTGATGTATCACAAAATACATTAGCATCAAAGACTGGTAAGACTTTTGAACAACTAGAAGTTGCTTATAAAAATGATCAAGGTCAAACTCAATCTAAAAAGTTAGTATCCTTTAGTAATCCTGAAGTATTTAAAGTAGCAAAGACTTGGGAAAAAGGAGCTGTTGTAGATATTAGAGCTATTAAAAATGAAAAAACTGGATATTGGGATTGGATAGGATTTGGACAAGGAGACGCACCTGTGGCTACAACAACTGGATCTACAGCACCAACAAGAGTAACTGGAAGTACATATGAAACTAAAGAAGAAAGAACAGCAAGACAGATTCTTATTGTCCGTCAGTCTTCTATATCTAGTGCCGTAGAATTACTAGGTCCTGGTAAATCTGTAGCAGATATTATTGCAACAGCTAAACAATTTGAAGAATATGTCTTTGGTCAAGAAAATAATACTGATGAGGATGTTCCTAACTAATGTTAGCATTAATTGATCAAGATCTTTTATGTTATAGATGTGCAGCTAGTGCCGAGAATGACGACCTTGGCATAGCTATATATCGTATTGATGATCTATTAGATAACATACTTACTAAAACAAATGCTACTAGTTATAAAGCTTTTCTAACTGGTCCTAATAATTTTAGAAAGTTAATCTATCCTGAATACAAAGCTAATAGAACTCAACCTAGACCTCGTCATTTAAAAGACTTACAAAATTATAGTATTGAAAAACTAAATGCAGAGTTTGCTCCTGATACATTAGAAGCTGACGATGCTTTAGCCATACATCAAACAGATGATACCATAATTTGTACCCTAGATAAAGATTTGTTGCAGGTTCCAGGTCATCACTTTTCGTGGGAAATTAACGGTAAAGGGTGGAATCGTCCTGATATCTTTATAGACCAAACGGAGTTTGAGGGTTTGAAGTTGTTTTATTTGCAATGTATTAAAGGTGATACATCAGATAATATTAAAGGTATTCCTGGAATTGGGAGTAAGGGAGCTGAAAAGATTTTAAATGGTTGTAATAATGAGCAAGAGTTATTTAATGCTGTAAGAGCAGCTTATAATAATGATTCAGAATTTATTATGAATGCCAGAGTGTTATGGATTTTAAGAAGTTTAGAAGATAACTGGGAAGATAGATTTTATGCCCTTATTCAAGAGTAAACTAGAAGCAAGAGTCTGGGAAGTTTTAAAAAAAACTTTTCCTTCTGTTAAATATGAACCTAAACGTTATAAATATATACAACCTGAAAAAGAACGGACTTACATTCCTGATTTTAAAACAGGTCGTAGAAATATATATCTTGAAGCTAAAGGGAAATTAGATTTAGATACTAGACAAAAGATGGTATGGTTTAGAGAATCTAATCCTAGTATTAAAATTATATTTTTATTTCAGAATCCTGATAATAAGATTACAAAAAGAAGTAAAACAACCTATGGTACTTGGGCTACAGAAAATGGGTTTGACTGGTTAGATTTTAGAAAGGATTGGCTAAATGCTTATATCAAATTGTGTAGTAAATGAAGATGGAAGTTATGATTTTAATTTCCATGTTGACCCTGAAGAAGCAGCATTTCTTATGGATCATGCAATAAAAAATTTAGTTCATCATGGAGTAATTAATATTGCTTCTATAGATGCAAATCAAGAGCTAGATTTATTTAAAAAAGAAGGTGGTAAAGTCTCATGAGTAAAATATTATTATTAGATATAGAAACATCCCCTAATACAGCACATGTCTGGGGTATATGGCAACAAAATATTGCTATTAATCAATTGCTTGAGTCATCAGAAATTTTATGCTTTGCTGCTAAATGGCTTGGAGAAAAAGATATTGTTTTTAAATCTATTAAAAATGGTACTTATAAGTCTATGCTTAAATCTATTCATAAGTTATTAGATGAAGCTGATGCAGTAATACATTATAATGGTGCTAGATTTGATATCCCTACATTAAATAAGGCTTTTCTTATGGCAGGAATGTTTCCACCATCACCTGTTAAACAAATTGATTTACTTCGTGTAGCTAAATCTAAATTTAGATTTGTATCTAATAAGTTAGATTATGTAGCACAGTCATTAGGACTTGGTAAAAAACATAAACATGAAGGTCATGAGTTATGGATTAAATGTATGAATAAAGATACAGCTGCTTGGAAAATAATGGAAACATATAATAAACAAGATGTCATTCTATTAGAATCTGTCTATGAAGCTTTTAAACCTTGGATTCCTAATCACCTTAATCTATCTGTATTTGAAAATAGTCTTGTCTGTACTAATTGTGGTAGTAAACACTATCAAAAACGTGGTATACGAGTCAACTTATCTACTAAATATAATAGATATCAATGTCAAGATTGTGGTGCTTGGTTTAGAGGAACAGAAAATATTGCTGCAAAGAGTCCAAAGTTTATAGCTATATCATGAAACCTTTAGCTTATCTTGTAGAAGAATTTGATTACAATCATGTGCTTGTCTGGTCAGGTCTTATGACTTCACCACCAACTGAATTAAGTTGGAGTAACGAAGTAAAATCAAAATTACATAATATAGTTATTACACCTCTTATAGCAGATACTGCTAATATTATTAAGGTTACAAATGTTAAAAAATATGATAGTAGTCGCTTTGTTATTGGTTTGTAATAGTTGTGTTGATGTTAGTTTTAATGGCTATCCTTTAAATTACGTTAAAGAAAATAAAAATGATATTACATAAAAAAAATTTAAGAAAATTATATGATTGTTTTAAAGGATTACCACCATTTAATGCTTTAAGAATGCCACCAGCAAGAAAGGTTACATTTGAAGTTGTTGAGGATCCTGATAACTATGGTATGTTTATTCCATTCCCAATGAGAATACAAATATCAACTGAATGTGGTACTTTCTATCAAATATGTGATACTCTTTTACATGAAATGATTCATCTTCATCTATTTTATAATGGTCATACTGATTATAATCAACATGAAAAAAAGTTTGCTATTTATTCAAAAGATATATGTGATAATTTAAAATTAAGTTCTAAACATTTTGGTTGACAAAATGCTAAATTTTTGGTATAATAGATACAATTATGAATAAAATTCCACATATTGTAGCTTTTGGTGGTGGAGTTAACTCTACAGCTATGATTATAGAATTAATTAACTTAAAAAAACCAATTGATTTAATTTTATTTGCAGATACTGGGGGAGAACATCAATATACATATGATCATATTACACTATTTAATACTTGGTTAAAGAAACATAATGCTCCTACTATAACAATAGTTAAAAAAGTTAGAAAAGATGGTAGTAGAGAGACTCTAGAAGAAGAATGTTTAAGAAGAAAGGTTTTACCTTCTATAGCTTATGGTTTTAAAAGTTGTAGTGAAAAACATAAAGTTCAACCACAACAAAAATTTCTTAATCATTGGAAAGAAACAATTACTTGTTGGAAAGCAGGATTAAAAGCAGTACAATATATTGGATATGATGCTGGAGAATCCCATAGAATAAAAAAAACAATAACAAGAAATCGTCAAGAATTAAAATATGATTATGAATATCCTTTAATAGATTGGAATTGGGATAGAGAAGAATGTTTAAAAGCAATAATTAATGCTGGATTAACTCCTCCAAAAAAATCTTCTTGTTTTTTTTGCCCTTCTACACGTAAACAAGAAGTTATTAACTTATCTAAAGAAGATCCAAAATTGTTTAAAAGAGCTTTACAAATTGAAAAAAATGCAGAAAATTTAACAACTATAAAAGGACTTGGTAGAAGACATTCTTGGGAAGAAATGGTATTATTAGATACTAATAAAGAAGAATTACCTTTAATAGGTTTTGAATTACCTTGTGATTGTATTGATGATTAAATAAAGGAGTTTAAATGAAAGCAAGTGAGATACAAGTAGGTGGGCAACACTATAAGAAATTTAAGATACAACCTGCTTATTTTAATTATATCAATGAGATACCTTATTTAGAAGCTACAGCAATTAAATATTTATGTAGATGGAAAGATAAAGGTGGAGTAGAAGATTTAGATAAAGCAATACATTTTATAGAATTAATTAAGGAATTTGAATTGGAAAATAGATAATGGTAGATCAAAATGAAATTACAGGAGCTAGATTAGTGTCTAAAGTAACAACAAAAAAATATGCTGACAATTGGGATAAGATTTTTAATAAAAAACAAACTATTAAACCCATTTCTGATGCTATTGCTTATGATTCTGATTCATCTAATGACAATTTACCCCCAAACTATGATAGTCGGTCATCATATACTCGTGAAAGCACTTAATGCAACGTACTTTTCAAGAACTATGTGAAGATCTAAAGAAATTTGATGAAACAACCCTTTTAGAACTATTAGATATTTCTTCTGAAGAACTTGTAAACAAATTTCAAGATAAAATAGAAGAAAATCTAGATAAATTACTAGATGACACAGATAACGAATTAGAGGAATATGATACATATGAGTAGTTTGCCAAGTTTATACCAAGAAGTAATTGCAATGAGTAGATATGCAAGATATATACCTAGTTTAAATAGAAGAGAAACATGGGATGAAACAGTAGAAAGATTAGTAGCCTACTTAAAACTTAAAGTTACATTGTCTACTGATGATTGGAATGAGATACAAAAAGGGATTCAAAAACTTGAGATAATGCCTTCAATGAGGCTATTAATGACTGCTGGAGAAGCCTGTGAACGAGACAACATCGCTGCTTATAATTGTAGTTATATTGCTGTTAATAATAAACGAGCTTTTAGTGAAACTTTATATATACTAATGAACGGTACAGGAGTGGGATTCTCTTGTGAACGCCAAGAGATTGCTAAACTTCCTGAAATACCTCATGAGTTAATATATTGTGATGATATTATATCTGTAGAAGATAGTAAATTAGGTTGGGCTAAAGCATTTAAAAAACTTCTTTCTTCCTTATGGGAAGGAGATATACCTACTTTTGACTTTAGTAAAGTAAGACCTGCTGGAGATAGACTAAAAACTTTTGGTGGTAGGGCTAGTGGGCCTGATCCTCTTAAAAAGTTATTTGATTTTGTAGTAGAAACATTTAAACAAGCACAAGGACGTAAATTAAAATCAATAGAAGTACATGACATTATGTGTATGATTGGTGATGTAGTAGTAGTTGGGGGAGTAAGACGATCTGCTCTTATTTCTTTATCTAATCTCACTGATAAACGTATGCGTGATGCTAAAACAGGAGCATGGTGGAATGATAATTCACATAGAAGACTTGCCAATAACTCTGTCGCATACACAGAAAAACCCGATAGTGAAACTTTCATGGAAGAGTGGCTCAGTTTGGTTAAGTCAAAGTCAGGTGAACGAGGAATCTTTAATCGTGTTGCTGCTCAGAATCAAGCAAATAAGTGGGGAAGACGAGATTCAACTCTCAGCTACGGAACCAATCCATGCTCAGAAATTATCCTCCGTGATAAACAGTTCTGCAATCTTACGGAAGTGGTTGTACGAGCAAACGATACCAGAGATACCCTTATCCGTAAGGTCAGACTTGCTACAATTCTCGGAACTATCCAGTCTACCTTAACTAATTTTCAATTTCTATCTTCTGAATGGAAAAAAAATACAGAAGAAGAACGCTTACTTGGCGTAAGCTTAACAGGAATTATGGATGCTAAAGTTACTAACAATCCTGATCCTAAAATGTTAGAGGAGTTACGAGATGTCGCAAGAAAAACTAATGAAGAATTTGCTGAAAAATTTGGTATTCCTACTTCTACTTCTATCACTTGTGTTAAACCTTCAGGAACAGTCAGTCAGTTGGTGGATAGTGCTAGTGGCATTCATGCTAGACACAACCCTTTTTATATTAGACGCATTCGTATGGATAAAAAGGACCCTATTTACACATACCTAAAAGATAAAGGAGTACAAGTAGAAGATGATGTAAGTAATAAAGACTCAACAGCTATCTTTAGTTTCCCTATTAAAGCTCCTAAAAATGCTATATTTAGAAATGATAAGACAGCTATTGAACAGCTTGAAATTTGGCTACTCTATCAAAGACACTGGTGTGAACATAAACCATCAGTTACTATCTCTGTTAAAGATAATGATTGGCCTGAAGTTGGAGCATGGGTATGGAAACATTTTGATGAGATAAGTGGAGTATCTTTCTTACCACACTCTAATCACAGCTATCAACAAGCTCCCTATGAAGATTGTACAGAAGAAGTTTATAATGATTTTGTATCTAAAACTCCTTCTAGTCTTGACTGGTCTGACTTTCTTGAAGTTGAAGATAATACTATAGGACAACAGATACTTGCCTGCACAGCAGGAAGTTGTGAAATTTAATGGAAAAGGATATTATATGTTACTTGGAATAGAACTAATTGCAGGGTTAAGTTTTGGAATTGAGTATATAGAAGATTCTGATTTTCATTATATTATTCTTGATATAGGAATAATTAGGCTACAATGGTGTAAAGAAAAGCCTTTGCCATGAAAATATGTATTATAGGGAGTAGAAGTATAGATAAAGCTGAGTTTGTTATCCCTATTCTAGACAAATTTATGAAAGATCATGTAGTTGGCACCCCTGTTATACTATCAGGAGGGGCTAAAGGAGTTGATCAGATTACTAAAAGCTATGCTAAGGCTAACAATATTAACCTAGTTGAGTTCCTACCCTATCATTTAATAGATAATAGGACTCCTTTTAGTAGCAAATACTTCTTTTTAAGGAATAAACAGATGATTGATAATGCAGATAAGGTACTAATTATATGGGATACAAGAAGTAAAGGTACAGAATATGGGATTAAGTATGCTCAGAAGATAAAAATACCCGTTATGGTTATAAAATCCCCATAGAGGTACCTAGAAGAGCCTACAACGCATTATCTTATTTTTTATAAGTAGAGCCCTCATAATTTATTCTTTCTGAAATATAATCACTAATTACTTTATTAGTTGGATCTTTTAAAGCCTCAAGATTAGAAAATACTTGTCTACTATGCTCTTCAGCTTTACTTCCTTTCCCATTCCAAGCTTTAACAACATCTTCATCTTTCATATTCTTACCATATTTACTTAAGTATCTAATCATAGCAATCTTACCATTTACTATAAAGTCATTATAAGTAATTTCATCTTGATTAGGATGTAATGATGTATCTCTATAAGGAGAATTAGGATCTTCATTTGCATAGCGACCATTTCCTACAGCTTTATATCTAAGTTTATTAGGCTCTTTATTTTTATTTGATGGTAAAAGAAGTAAATATGGATCAGGATTATCCCCATGAACATAAGATGTTAGTGCTTGAAAATCTTCTGGTTTAATATTATCAAAATTAGTATTAGGAAAAAAAGCTTTAGCAGCATCTCTAGTTTTTCCTTCTGTTAAATTAATTGTAGTTTTATCAGGACGCAATCCAAAATCTAGTCTAGCTTCTCTTAATTGATTAGCAATAAAGTAATCTGCTCCTTTTGGAGATATTAATTTTTTTTGTACTGCTTCATTAGCGGATATAATCATACTATCTATATGGCCTTTATTAAATTTTTGACCAGGATTTTCTTTAGATACTCTACCAATATCATCTTTTCTAGTAAAATAAAGAGCTTCTTTATTATAGACATCAGACTCTACTACTAATTTAGAATAAAACTCTTCATTTTTAGATTTTATATCTGTTTCTGTAGAACTCCCAAATATAAATCCTTCTAAATCATTTATAGTATTTTTAACAACATCAGTAGTTTTATTAAAAACTTCTACAAAAGAATTATCATTTTCAATAGGCATAATATTTATAAGATAGATGCTACATAATCTTTTGTTTCATTTGGTAATTTTGTAAACCAAATATTACCATGTTTTTTAATTAACTCTTTAACATTAATAGGACCATAATTATAAGCTGCTAATGCTTTTGCTGCATCACCATTAAATTCATTTAGCATAGCTACAAAATAATCACGACCAAATCGTTTATATTCAGTTTCTGTATTATTTTTTAATGGCTCTACTCCATAACCTGGATCTATTCCAGTTGCAGGCATTATTTGTGTAATACCTTTAGCTCCTTTAGGAGACTCTACTAATTGACGAGTAACTGGATTAATATGTAGTCCTTTAGATTCCTTATCTATTAATCTAGTAACTATTTGATCAACTTCCCCAGCGTTTGCTGATGAAATAAACTTAGGAATAAAAGCACTACTAATTAAATCTGTTTTTTTGTTTGCTCCACCTCCAGAGAGGGGGGAAACAGTATCAGTAGTAGGAGCAGGTACTTTAGTTTGGTTTTCATTTTGTGTTCCTTGATTAATAAAAACTCCTGAGAAATACTTTTGATAAAATTCTTGAGCAATATCTTTAGTATCTTTACCATAAAAATTTGCATAAGCTTTTAAAGCAGTATTTACCTTATTTACAACAATAGATTGATACTTATCGTCACCACCCTCAGCATACATAGTTCCATCTATAAATAATTTATTTTTAACAACAACAGATGAATCTTTAAATCTAGTATTTTCTTGTTTAATTCCTTGAATAGCATATGCAATATAAGATTCTATTGTTTTATTTTGATCTGCTTTCATTTTAGGATCTGTCATTTTTGAAATATCTTTAGATTTAGGATCCGCATAGATAGTCATTAAGTTTTCAAGAGCTTGAGTACGTTCTGTTAAATTAGAATCTTCTTTTTTAGTTGCATCTGTTCCAAATTGTAAAAATTGTTTTATAACAGGATATAAAGAAGGATCAGTTTCTGCTGCTTTAATAGTAGTTGTAGTTGCTGTAGTATGTATACTAGGAATTCCATTTTTACTTTTTGTTATATCTTGAAATAAAACTGGATCATTCATAAGTGTTTTAGATTCAGAGGTAAGTAATTTTAATAAAATAGTTTTTGCAGCAGGATCATTAACATTTTTAAGAGCACTATTAAGTATCTCTATAGTTTTAAGTTTAGGAATATTAAGTTCTTTTATAACATTAATTTCTTGAGCTGTAGTAAGCAGGTCTTTAGTTTGTTTTAAAGAGTCAGCCATATCTTTACCAGTTTTTTTATTTTTTAAAGTTTCTATCATAGCGTCTGTTAATTTATCAAAAGCATCAATCTGACCTTTTATTATTGGATTATTTGCATGTGTTGAAAAAAGTTCTTTAAGTTCAAATTGAGACTCTTTAAATACTTTTGTAATTTCATAAGGTAAATCAGCAATATTTTTTACATTGTCAATTTTCTCAAGAGCAGTAGAATAAGATTTTTGAAAACTATATTTAACTATTCCTGGAATAACGCCATTATCATTTAAATTTCTAATTTGATCATCAGATATTAAATCAACTTTTTCTTTGTTTCTTTTCATTTCTACAACAAGTCTTTCTGATTTAGTATTCTCATTTAAGTTTTTTTCAAAAGTATCATAATCTTTTGTATAAGTTCCTAAAAAGTAAGGAATTTCAATTTTTTGTGATAAAGAAGCATTTTCTAATCTTGTTTCTCTATCTTTTTTAGCTTGACGAACATCTTCAATTACTTTAGTATCAAACTTAAGTCTAGCAGACATATTTGCACCTTCTAAAGCTGATTGAGTAGCTTTATAAATTTCAGATGAAAATGCAGGAATTCGTGCAGCAAGTTCCCTTGCTCCTTTAGAAACTCTAGTTTCAAATTCTAGTGCAGTCATGTTTCCTTGTTCTTTGGCATTAAGAAGTTTACGATTAGTTTCTTTTAAACTATCTATAAATCCAGGAACTTCTACAGGATTAGTTTCAGGGTTTGTTATTTTCTGTTCAAGATTATAAGCTATGTTTTGATTTTCTACTGTTTTACTTGGACTAGATGGATCATATTGTTCAATAGTTTTTTCAACTTGTTTTTTAGCTTCTTCTTCAGTTTTATATTTTGCATAGTCAATTGCCCCTTCTCCTCCAACTTTTAATAAAGTAGCAACAGTATTTAAATTACTTTCTGCTCTTATACCTTTAGCTTTATTTACAACAGGTTCAAATACAATATTTGAAGGTGTCATTGTTTCTGAAAAATTAATTCCCGTAGCCATTATTCTTTTCCTTTATTTGAAAGTTCTTGTTCTGCATTTAAATTCTCATTATTTGCTGGTTCATATGTAGCTTTAACTGTATCAATAAACTCTTTTAAATCTTTATTTTTAGTTATCTCAGCAGCATTTAATAATTTAACTTTAAGATCACTATAGTGTTCATGAATATTTCTAGAAATATAATTAGTTATTCCTTCTTCTCCAGATGTTTTCATTTTATCAAATTTTTCAAGAACTCTAGTATTAATATCATCTATATCTTGTTCGTCAAAACCTCGTTTTAAAAGAACAGCATTTAAAGAAGGCATCATATTTAAATATAACATTGGATCAGCATCTGATTTATGAGCCATAGTATATGTTTTAACAATACTATCAATCATATCTTTTTTCTTAGTCTCAATATCTGCTATTGCAGCTTTTGCTAAATATTTATTACTTTCTTCTAAAGTACTAAACCCTAAAAAAGTTCCTAACCAAACTTCTCGTTTAGTTAAATGAACTCCTAAAGGTTGATTGTAATCATTATATATTTCTCCTGTATTAGAAGCAATAATAGCCTTACTTAATTTATTAAATCCTTCACTTAATTTAAGTACATCTTTAATAACTACCATATGATTTTCAAGAGTAATTTCATTAGTTTGATAAAATAAAGAATATCTTTTTACTTTATCTATAATTTGACCTAGTTTTTCAGCCGATGGAGTTCCTCTTTTGTCATTAGGATCTAATTCTTTACCTACAGCTTTTGCTGCTAATTTTAAAATTGATCCAAAAACTCCACCAAGTTGTGAGCTATACGGAGCCATTCCCTTAGCAAAAATTATATTAGTTCTTTCATTAGAACCTACAGAAACTGCAGAATTAAGAATCCAATCATTTAAACCGCCTTTATCAGCCCATTCTACAAATAATTTTGTTCCTTCATCAGGATCATCTCTTAAAGAATCAATAATAGCAAGACCTACTCCAAGAGGTACACCATATCCTAAACCATATTGTGCTAAGTATAAAGCTTGAAGTTTTACTCTTTGACCAGTACTTAAAAAATTAGCTTGTGGATTATAGATATTCTCTATATTTTTCATTCCAAAAGATTCAAATTGAGTAAACCATTTTAATAGTGGAAGATTTTGATAACTATAAGAATTTTCTTTTTGCATAGAGCCAGTTAATTGATTTGCTTCATAAGTAATTTTAGCAATACTTTCAGGATCTCTCCAATCTTTTCCAGGATTTTGTTGTTCCCAGACACTTTTAGCTGATGTCCATGTTCCAACTCTATTTATAAATTCTCCAATATTAAAACCAGCATTTGTAATAAGAGAAGCCCCAACTTCAAAAGGGCGTCTTGCTATAGCAGCAGTTTTTTGAAATACATTTTGTTTTAAATTTACATTAGAACCTGTAAACATTCCTTGTGCTGCCATGTGAGCATCAATATTGTCAATAAAACCAGAAGATTTAATTGCTTTATATAGATCTGTTATATATTGTTTATCAATAGTAATTCCATCTTTTTTAAAATCAGTATGTAATTTACTTTTATTTGTAATATATTCACTATATTTTTCAATACCTTCTTTATATCTATTAAATACCATAGTATTTTTAGTAAATTCCATTAATAAATGAGGCATTACTGCTAAATTTGCATAGGCATTTTTAGGACCACTAATAATTAACATTGAAGCATAATTAACTGGTTGTTGTAACCAATGTTTAAATATAACATTAGTTGCAATTGCTAAAGTACTTACTACTTTTGTAGGATAAGCCATAATAAATTCAGATTTATTAGAGATATTTTTAGCAATTTTAGATAATTCATTTGTTACTGGATTTGTATCAAGAAAAAAATCAACAGCTTTTAAAGGCCATTTAATAGCATAAGTTAAAGGATCTGGAGATCCAAGTTGTAAAAATTTTAATTTATCCCAAACAGCTAAAGCTTGTTTATATCTTTGATTACGATTAGCTTCATTCATTGCTGGGTTTTTAATATCATCTCTTTGAATAGGAAACTCATCAGAAAGAAGTAAATCTCTAAAAGATTTAACAAAATTATCTCTTGATATAGAAGTAAAATCTTTATATGCTGCAAGTTTACTTGTAGAAGAAACTGTTTTAAATAATGTAACTAAAGGATTTTCTATTAGGTCTTCATTATTAAGAGTTTCAAGTTTATCTCCCCTAAGTTTAGAATTTCTAAGGTTAGTTTGTTGTAATTCTACATCTCTTGTATAGTCATTTGCATTATCTTCTTTAGCAATTTCTATAAAAAAATTATATTTTTTATAAGGTTGCTTAAGAATAACTGCATTTAAATTATCAATTCTTTGTTTTTCTTCTAAATTTTTTACTATTTTATTAGCATCATAATTAGAATTTGCAGCACCAACAGTTTCTCTATGAAAATCTTCAAGACGTCTTGCTCCTAAAGATGTTGAGTTATCTAAAAGAATTCCATCAACATAAAGACTTTCAGGAACTCTACTAATAAATCTATGTGCATCTGTATATTTTGGCATCCATCCACGTATTCTTGGTACTACATATTGTGGAAGAATATCAATTTTAAAGCCTGGTCCAACTAAAGCATAATTATATACTCGACCATCAGACGTTTCTTTAGGATGACGTAGACGAACTATTTGTTGTCCATTACTATGAAAGACTCCTTTATTAATTTCAGGGCCTTTATATATATCAAAAGGAATAGCACTTTCTGTAACAAAATCCCATATTGTTACGGGTTCTTTTGTAGATACTCCTGGATAAATTTCTTCTGAAAAAGAAAAAAGTGTTTTAACTGGTTGTAAAGAAACCTCTCCTTTATAAAGAGATTGCTGATATCCTTCTTTAGTTAGTTCTTGTATTTTAAGATTATTTAAAACATTATATTGAAAATGTGCAATTTGTCTTACTAAACTATGTAATTTATTAATTTTAAGTATATCTTTTTCTTTAGTTATACCTACTTCTAAAAGAAGAGCTTCAGTTTCTTTTATAGTATAAGAATCTTTAAACTCAAGTTCTCCTCTTTTTAATATGTGATTTAATCCATTTCTTAATCTAAAAGGAGCTGTTAAACTTAAAACAAAAGGATCTAATTCAGAAGTAATATACTTTAATTGATTTCTAGATATATTAGAAGCTCTTAAAGCAGAATTAGAAACAGACTCATCAAACCATTTTGTAAACCTACCAGCAGATAAAACAAAATTACCTAACCAAGATGTTGAAAAAGCGTTAACTGCTTTTGATTTAAATCTTGAGCTGTCAAGACCATACATATGAATATCAAGTAAATCATAATCATGTTTATAATACCATTCAACTCTATATTGATTAGGAGTTAGCAAAGTATTAAGAGAAGTTTCTTTTAATAGTAACTCTGGTGTATATTCTTTACCTGTTATAACATCTTTAATAACAAGATTTCCAAGTTCTTCTGGAGCTAATTCTAAATCTTTAATTTGATTTTTAATTTTTTCATATCTATGTATTACATCAGTCGTAGTATTAAAATTGGAAACCTCATCTTTAGTAAAAACCATTTTACCAAAAATAGAATTAGTTGTTGGATGAAAAACAGAAAGGCTTTGATTATAATAATTTAAGCTTTCATTTTTAATTTTATTTAATACATCAAAATATTCTATACGTTCTTTAATATTAATTAAACTAGGATCAAATAGTTTATCTATCCAAATTTCTTTTTGTTCTTTTACTAATCTTAACATAATATTTTTTAAATCAATATTATTTTTAAAATCATAAGTCTCTTCAAGTTTAGGAAAAACAAACTCTTGTATTAAAGTTGGAGAATCTATTTTAAAAACTTCCCCTGCTTTAATATCATTATCAACAAGAATAGCTTTAGCTATATCTTTAGCAATTGTTGGATTAGCTACTAATGTATTATCAAAAGGAGTATCAGCTTTCTTAATTAATTCAGGAGGTCCAACAAAAGTAGGTTCTGGAGGACCTGTAAAAGTAGGTTTGTCTGGTCCTACAAAATTTTTATTTTTAATATCTTCTTTTATTTTATTTACTTTTGCTTTAATTTTAGGAGCTAAAAAAGGAGCTGCTATTAATAAAGATTCCATTGCAGTAAGAGCTGCATCTTTACTCATAATATTATTGTTATCTGCAACCTCTGCAGCAAGATTCATTCTTTCTCCAACACTATTCATAGCTACATTAGTACCAGCTTGTTCAAATTCTTTTTTTAATCCTATTTGGTTAACAAACCATAGTATAGGTTTGATAGGATCTGCCCACCAAGTTGCTTCATTTCCAATATCTCTTGAAAAATTATATGTATCAAGACTTCTAGTTTTGAACGCTTTAGTATAATCAAAAGAAGCAGTAGGACCTTTTTCTTTGTATTCTTTTTTTAAATTTGCTAGTTCATCTGGATTTAAAGCATTATAAATAGGAGCAAATCCTACTGCTGTCATTTGAGTAAGAACAGTTGAGCTTACAAATTTATATACTGAAGCTAAAAAATTAACAAAGGCTACTCCTTCACCTATTTGTTTACTAGGACTAGAAATTTGACTACCAAATTTTTCAATAGCATCAAAGATTAAAGTAGGATCTGTTAATAAAGGAAACTGATCATTTTTATCTATTGCTTTTTTAACTATTTCTTTAACAACTTTTTTATTTTCTTGAACCTGTTTATTTTCTTTAACCTTTTCTAAATTATTTGTTAAATTTTTTACATTTTCATCTAAAGTTATTCTATCCTCTACGGTAATACTATTATCTAATGTAGATAATTTTTGTATAAATTTATCTTTAAGATCTTTAGAAATAAATTTTGATTCTGAATAGTCATTAAGGATTTTTATTTTTTGTAACTTGGGAATAGTACTATCTCCCATAATATCACTAATAGCTTGTTTAGTTGTATAATCTTGTTCTTCTATCCAAGTATTTTGTGCCGCTTTAACAGCAGCAGACTCTCCAGTATTAACTAATTCACTTAACATTTTATTATACTTTTCATAAGGATTATCACTAGTTGCTGAAGCATAAAAAGCAGTATCAGAAGCCTCACTTATAGGTATAGGTTTAATAGGTAATTTAGTTGGAAGTACTTTAAAATCTTTATATTCTTCTTCAGTTTGTTTTAGAGTTTCTGAAAAAGGAATTAAGTTTTCTGGAACATAGTCATTAGAAATATAAGGACGAAGTTCTACCCCTGAATCAATTGTAGATTGTTCAGGTATAATAGGTTGTACTTCTGGTGTTACAGTATTACTTTGTAATTCCATTATTATTATTTTCCCATTGATGGTATATTAAATAAAGTTTTAAAACCACCAGCAGCAGTAAATATACTAGATCCAGCATTACTAATAGATTGCCATCCTGCAGATTCACCTGCAGCTGTTGCATAATCTGTTTTAGCTTGTCCAATAGCACTAGCAAATCCTGATGCTCTATTTATATTAAAAATATTACCCGCTTCTGATGAAGAAACAGCTCCAATACCACCAACAGAACTAGATGTTCCCATACCACCAAGGCCTGCTCCAGCAGTAGAAGTTACAATTTGAGCTCTTTTAATTCTAGCTTCTTTCATTTGAGCAATTCTAGCTTTTTGAGCATTGACATCATTAAGTCTACTTTCTAAAGCAGCTCTTCTATCTTCAGCAGCAGCAGCTTGCCCTGCTGCTTTTTTTTGTCCAAAAAATCCAGCAACAGACGAAACAGCACTTATAATAGAAGTAATTGCCATTACAGTTGGACCATATCCAATTTTTCTTGCATTTTTATGTTTCATATTAAAACTCCAATTTTAAAATTAATTTAGATTCATTGTTATTACCAATAGCTATTAAATTTGTATCTTTAAATCCAAATAGTTTATTAAATTTTGCTTCTTTTTCAGTACTACATAATCCATAAACTTCTGTAATATTTCGTTCTTTTAGTTGCTTTAAAACAATTTTAAAAACAACTAAACAATACTTAATTATATTATATTTTTCAATATCTGTTGCCCAAAGATTAGGATTAAAGTTAACATGTAATACCCAACCTTGCAAATAAGGTTCATAACTTAATCCTAAGTATCCTCTATTTTGTTCTTCATAGAGTATTTCCATTATGGTTTGCTTATTGCTGTAGCTGTAACTCCCCAACCAAGAATTCTCATATCTTTACCAGCAGAAGATTGTATTTTTAAACTAAGAGTTTTTCCAGAACCTCTTAATTTATTTTTAGTTACAATAACACTATCACCATAATCAAAAGGATCGCTTACCCCTGTAGGAATATAATTTCTTAATAGTCTATAGGCTTGAAATTGATCTCCCCACTTACCACTATTAGCTGAATCAGCCCAATTCCATTGTGCTTGTACTAAACAAGAGGATTGATTACTTAATATTAAGTCAGTTCCATCTAATTCATATCCATCTTCAGTTCTATTAAAGTAAAAAAAGATATAAGGTACTTGTTTTTTTCTCATAGTATCTTGAAATAATTCATATCCTGTTACAAGATAACTAGAAAAATCAGCTCCCGTTCCAGAACCAGCAGTTTCCCAATCAGTATAACTTGAACTATTAAGTTTAGATATAGTAAAAGATGTTCCTTTAATAGTTAAATAACTAAATTGTGAGCTTTCACTTGATACAATATCTTCTGTAATAATTACAGTTGCAGAAGTAGATGATAATACTTCATCTGTTCCTGCCATAACAATTGAATCAGCTGATGCTAAAGAATATCCAGGAATTTCTACATAATCTGCAACATAAGGAGAGTTACTAGCTAAACTTGAAAATGAATTTGTATAAAAAGCTTGTAATGTTAAATCTAAAACTAACTCTTTATTATAAGAATTTAAATAATTTGCACTAGTATATGTGTCAGAATCATTATATATCCAACGAACTCTATTTTCTTTTTCATCATAAAATCCTTTACAATTATTTTTACCTAATGTAGGTATATCTAAAAATAAAGTTTGAATTGTAGTTAATGAAAGTGATTTTGCACTAAATCTACCTGAAACTTGTTCAGGATTTATTAAATAAATACCCGCTTTAGACCAATATAAAAAATTACCACTTACGTTTACAATTGATTTTGCACTTTTAATTCCATTAGGGGAAACTTTACTAGATTGAAAAGATGTAGCAATAAAGCCACCAGTATCACCATAAATTTCCCAAACACCATTATCTGCAAATACTAATATAGAAGCTTGACTTGCAATAATCTTAAGTATTTGTGTTGCTTCAGGTATTTGAATAGAACCACCATCACTAGTAACTAAATCATTAAGATCAGGATCTGTTGGATCTGCTTCTTGATAACAAAATCCTAATTTATCATCTCCAGTAATTACTGATGTAAAAAATATATAACCAGAATAATTAGGAGACCTTGAATCAGAAGAAGTTATATTAGAATTAATTCCTGAATAAAATAATCTTCCTGCATAAGAACAAACAGTTGTTATATTACCAGCTTCTTGATCTGTTACTAAACCACTTATTCCTGATTTTGATATTCTTGATGATCCTCTATTAAAAGCATCAATAATATAACTACCTTTAGCAGCTTGAAAATTAGAAGTAGAATTATTTTTTAAAGTTGTAGGATCAAATTTTTCAAAATTAGCATCAGAAGGATTACTAATTTTTCCTAAAGTCCAAGGGTCAGCATTACTAGGATAAACTCCAAGAACAGTAAATGTCCTATCTATAGCATCTGCACCAGTAGTTGTTTGAACTCCTGTTGCCCATCCTTGATTTCTTAAATTATATTTATGAGAAACTGAAAGAGTTGCCGGTCTATTATTTACATCAAGAGTATCATCAACTCCCCAAATATCTCTAACTAAAATACTAATAGTTGATTGTGTAACAGTATCAGTAGTAGTATTATAAGTTAGTAATACAGGTTTACTTAAATCTGCAGATACAATTATTAACTTATTATTAATTGTAGTTGTTTCAATTTCTGAAGAACTTAAACCAGAAATAGTTATAGAAGAAGCACTATTTAATAAATTACTACTAGGAGCATTTGTTAATAAGTCTACAAACCAAAGCTTATCATTTATTCTTACAACGCCAATAGCTTTAGTTGTATCTCCACCAGGAGTTTCCCATTTATGAAAGGACTGCTTACCTGTTGCTAATTGTCCTGCTGTAAAACCAGTACTTGTTAAACTATAGCCACCTTCATAATCTACTCCTAGACGTCTAGATCTAGAACCATCTCTTTCAAGAACAAAGTTTTCCTCATCAATAGAAGCATTTTCAGGAAAGGTTAAAGGACTTGCTTCGGTAATAAGTCCCTTTACAAAGGTTCTATAAAGTTTTTCTGTTCCTGCAGCCATTAATCTTCCTTAGAAGTAGAGACTTTTTTCTTTGATTCTTGTTTATCTAAATATTGATTTACAGCTGTTTGAGCATAAGTTTCATTAGTAAAAATTCCACTAAGTTCTAAAGGTAGTTCTCCACCAGTTGTAAATTGAATCTTATACTGAGCAGTACTCTTATCCCTTTGTATTTCTATATTTTTACCATTAGGAGTTGTGAATGTTTTCATTATTTGTTCATCTTCTTAAGTGTTTGTGCT